GGATAAATAGTCCGACGGTCAGGGAGGATAAGTGACTAATATAGCTAGGGTAAAATCAGTGAGCGTTTTGCAGGGTGCGGATAGGGTGCAAAACAGAGCGCAAGGACCAGGATCAAGGAGAGTTGGACGCGATAGGGCAAGGCAGGATCTACCTGATCTACCTGCTGGGGCTAGTATGATTGCGCAACCGCCAATGACTGTCACTTTATGTCACACGGGATTCTTAACATGCTGGAATACTTGGCAAAAACCACGCGCTACCTGATACATAATCAGGTTCGCGCATGTTCGCAGGGGCAAAGGTGTTTTTAAGGCGTGTACGGGGTGGGGAGGGGACCGGTTTCGGTATGTCTGTCGGAAGTGTTATATACCCGACCACACCCACACACGCTCACACACACAACCTACACATGCGCTGAAAGGTAATGCGAGAAGCGGGACGAGAACGGGGTGATGTTATGATTAATTTTCCGAAGGCGGTGAAGGTTGGTGGTTTTGAGGTTGTGGTCAAGTTTCCGTATGAATTTACGGAGCGGAGCGATTTAGACGGGCAGGCGGTATATGGGCCGCACGAGATACGGGTATCGTGTACTGGGTCTGTGGGGGACCATGACGATCAAGAGGTTGTGGCAATTTTTATTCACGAGTTACTTCACCATATTTGCCACGTGTATAATGGTGAGGAGCAGATTGAGGAGAAGGTGCTGGCCGGGATAGCGCAGGGGATATTTCAAGTGCTGAGGGACAATGATTTTAGTGGGTTGAGGGAATTTTTTGGGTTTACTGCATAGGGTTTTATCGTGGTTGGTCTTCCGGCGCTGGTTTAAGTGGGCGTTAAAGTCTAAAGCGTGGTGGTGCTGATATGGCAAAAGGGAAGTTGAACAAGAAGAAGTCGAACAAGAAATGGATTCAGAGGGCGACTGAGCGCATGGAGCGCAAGGGGACGGTGGGGAAGTTTGGCAAAGCGACGAAGAAGAAGATTGCGAAGGCGAAGGAGAGGGGTGGAGTGGCGAAGAAGCGGGCCGTATTTGCCGAGAACATGAAGAATATTGCCAAGAAGAGGAAGAAGAGGGGCCGAGGGTAATTAATGGCGCGTTATATATACCAGAACACGTTCAAGGACGGGAACGGTCGGGTAGTGAGCGGCGGGACTGTTAGTGTTTACTTAGCTGGTACGACAACGGCGGCGAGTGTTTACACGAGTGCTACGGGGGGCTCGGCGGTTAATTCTGTTACCAGTGACAGTGACGGGCATTTTTATTTTTATGTTGACACGGACGATTACGAGGTTACGCAGCGGTTTGATATCAAGCTGTCCAAATCGGGGTATCAGGACAAGACGTACTCGAACATTGCAATTTTAGGCCCTGACGAGGTGTTGAGTCATTACGAAGACGTGTTCAAGAATTTCTGCACTACTTGGTCCGACTCTGACGCCAGTGGGATATTTCCGAGCAAGACGGCTCACATAGTAAAGAGTTCAGACTATACCGTTACTGAGAGCGATGTTTTTCTTCAGGCTGACGGTGATAGCTCAACTGTTACATTCACGCTGGAGCCTGCCAGCACGGCTGGTAAAGGCCGTATTGTTATTTTTAAGGCGACAAACATTGTCAACACCGTGTCTATCGTGCCTGACGGGACGGACACAATAGAAAACCTCACCAGCTATACGTTCTCATATCCGAATGAAGTTGTGGTGTTGATGTCTAACGGCACGTCTGACTGGCATATCGCAGACCGATATATACCGTCTCCATTTCCTGTTGCGGCTGGTGGAACGGGTGCTACAACTCTAACGGATCACGGAATTCTGTTGGGTTCCGGTACGTCAGCAGTAACTGCACTGGGGGAGGCTACTGACGGTCAAATTCCGATAGGCAGTACGGGCAACGATCCAGTTCTAGCTACTCTAACGGCTGGTAACAATATCAGCATCACGAACGCTGCTGGAGCGGTCACGATTGCTGTTTCTGGTGACACGGTAAAGGCCTGGATTAACTTTGACGGCACGTCTGATCTTTCGGGTGGTAGCGATCTTGGGCGCGCGTCGTATGGTGTTAGTGATGTAGCGGATAATGGCACGGGCGATTACACAATCTCGTGGTCAACGGCGTTTTCAAGCAACGGATTTGCTGTAGGTGCGTTTGCAAGCACTTTATGTTATGTGACATGCTCCAGTTCATCTGATACGCTTGCTGAATCAATTAGAATTATAACGCGGGATGCTGGTGGTACTGCTACAGATCCAGACGTTGTAACAGTAATTGCAATAGGAAACCAATAATTTTGGGGGCATAGCGTGGCTAAGGTAAGGGTGTTTGAACGAGTAGACGGTGGTGTTACGGTTATCCACCCGGTATATAAGAACAAGTTGGAAAATGAAACCGACGACGAATATTTGGATCGAATTTCCGTTAAACACATGAAAAATGCCGTCGGATACCCCGACAATGTGGTGTTTGTGGATATAGATGCTAAGGATCTTCCTGCTGATCGTGCGGATCGGGACGCGTGGAAAATCAACAAAGCCAAGGGTTGCGTGGTTGTGGACAAGGTAAAGGCCAAGAAAATCAAGCTGGAGCGCGATGCTGCCAAGAAGATTCAGCAAGAGATTAAAAGCATGGCGATTGAGCGTCTTAAAGCCCGTGGAGAACTCCCGGCCGATTTTGGTCTTTGATTATATAGGTTGGAGTGATAATGGCTATAAATTCCGGTAACATAACCGCCCAACAGCTAAACGAATTCGCCGGATTTTTAAGCTATAAGCCGACATGGGTGTTCAAAAAGTTTATTCGGATGCCGTTTAAGGTGATCGGTCTGTTTACTGGTAATCAGTTCGGAAAAACCAGCATGACGGCTTACCAGTACGTGCTTAGGATTCTTGGGAGGCATCCGGTCCCGAAGAAGAACGTTGTGTATTTTGAGTGCTCGACTCGGAATAACGAAAACCTGGCCCCGCATGGTTATTACAGCATCAAGGAACCGGGTGGAATTATAGTGCCGGGCTGGGAAAAAGGTACATGGACTATAAGAACCGTTCCGAAGGATTTTGTGTGCCCGTACTGCGGTGCGGAAATCATTGTTCATCAGCGTGGCTCCAGGATATTCCGGTTCGCGTCCGAGAACCTGCCGGGCGAGACGGTTCAGGAAAAGGATAAGGGAGAGAAATCAACCGAGGTCAAAAATGCTGTATACCCGGAGTTTAAAAAATGGTTGCCCCCGTTTTTAATCAAGCGGGATATAAAGTTCCGAAACATGTCCATGGTTATTCTTGATCCGCTGTCCGGCATGGAGTTTGGAGGTAAAAAGTACATAGGCGAGGACATTGTGATTGAATTCGTATCATACAGCCAAACGGTTCAGTCCGGAGCGGGAGTACAGCGGCTGTCCATATGGGAAGACGAGGAGGCCAGGAAAGACTTCCATAATGAACAGCTACCGCGATTACTGGCGGAGGACGGGGACTTGATAATAACCCTAACCCCGGCTAACAAAACAACCTGGACGTATGACGAGATCTTTGAGAAAGCGCGGGTGTACTACAGGTCTTCCGCTATATGCGATTTTCTCAGGTCCGAGGGCGGCGAGGTAAAGCAGATAGAAGCGACTCAAAGTCCGTATCCGATTGGGGTATTGCAAGCTGCAACCGACGATAACCCTACGCTGAGCCCCGAAGTGATTGAAGAAATGTTTCAGGGGTACGATGACCCGGACGACGTGGCAACCAGGCGCTTCGGCCTGCATCGTCAGCATCAGGGAAGGATATTTAAATCGTTCGACTACGGCATTCATTTTATAAGCGCAACCAAGTACTTCCCGAATGGTATACCCCACGACTGGTTACATGCCCGGGGGATTGATTATCACCCAAGGGTCCCGTGGGCGTGCGGGGCAATGTCGTTGTCACCATACGACGAAGCATTTATCTGGTGTGACTACAATCCGTCGCCCGAGAAACTGACAACCGAGGAGATTTGCACGCACCTGGCCCAAATGTTTTACGGCTATAAGTTCGTGGTCAGCCTGATTGATCCGGAGGCTGAGGTGGTAAAGAAGGATAAAAAAAGCGTACTGGACGATATAAACAGGATTTTTTGGGCCTTCAGAAAGAACGGTGAGGACTACGGCGGAGCATGGGAAACCTGGAACACAAAGGGCGATTTTGGGCGGCGCGAGATCCAAAAACGATTGAAAAATGCAGCCCAGGTAGGAAAACCGTTCAATAACGAGGTGGTAAGAGACGGCAGAAAAGTAAGACTGCCGACGCTTTGGATCCTCGATACCTGCAAAACCAGTGCGGATTTTATGAGAAAATGGCGGTGGGACGAGTGGGCGGATAACAGGGCGGCCTTGACGACTAAGGATCTAAAGGACACGCCGCAACAAAAATGGTCGCACTTTAACATGATTTGGGAGGCAATATTCAAAGAACCAAGGTTTAGGGTGCGAAAGGGCATTACGTTCAACCATCCGACACCGCGCTATTTCCAGGGGGTTCAGTAGGCATGAAAGTGGTCGGTAAAACGGGAAACAAAATGCTTTACCAGCTCTGGTGCCCGAATTGCCATGATCCGTATGAGGTCTTGATGGACCTTGAAACGCATAGCCGGGTCAGCAACGGAGATAAAAAAATCGAGTGCCCGCAATGCAAAAAAGCTCTACGCATTATAATTTGTCCCCCGAAAACCATCATGTCCCCCGAAAACCATCAGGATTAATTGATTATGCCGGAAGACACAAAAGAAAAAACAGTTGAGGAGCAGTTAGTCAAGCAGGTTTTTGACGGGGAATACTCGGTTGCTAAGTCGAACCAGGAAGCCGATGCCGACGAGTTCGAAGCGTACATAGACCTGTTGGACTCAGAACGATCCGAAAAAGAATACGACTGGATGTCGGATATTCGTATCCCCGAGTTCGCCAGCCACGTATTGACTCAGTCGTCGCTGGATGTAGGTCAATACTTCCAAACCAGGGACTTTGTAGAAGTTTACTTAGAAGACGACAGCGACGAAGCAAAAGCCAACAGCGAGGCGGCGAAAGAACTCATAAATAGAACGTTAAACAGGCGAGATCTTTACCATTATCAGAAGTTTATCCGTGGGAAGGTTATAAACAATATCTCGGGGCGGGTGTACTTGAAATGCTGGTGGGAGCAGGAAACAAAGCAGGACGTGGTCGGAGAAGAGATCTCGTATGAGCCGTTGGATGTGGACGTATACGGCAACCCCTTGATTGACGAGTCTCAAGAGCCCGCCATGCGCGAAGTCAGAACACCTATTATTGGTGAAGTTCCGATTGTAGACCAGTTTAATTACGACGTGTACGATCCGCGCAACGTGTTCACCGACAACTCATACGTCTACAGCCTCCAGCAAAAACAATGGGTGATATTCAGAGATGAGGTTACGCTTCAGGAACTGAAAGACTCAGCAAAATCAAATGGTTATTTCAATCTTGATAAGCTGAAAGACCTGAAGCCGAGCGGCGATACCGAAACATCAAAGGAAACGTATAATAAAGAGAAAAACTTTCAGCCTGCTGCGTCCAGCGTGGAAAAACGGTTTGACAGGCTGGAGCGCTACGGAAAGTTTTGGGTAGTAGGAGAGCATGACGAAGACGGAAACATTATACCGGGAACCGAAAAGCCCGGAATAGACGAGTTCGGCAAGCCGCTGGATAACGCTGAGCTTCATGAGGTTATAATTACTTTGATAGTCAGTGGCGGATCAAAAATCCTTATCGGATTCAAACTTACGCCGTACCTGGACGCCAACGACAACCCCTATCGCCCGATTATTCGTGGCCTGTGCTACATCCATCCAACGGAAGATGGCGGGGTCGGGGATGGAAAGTATACCAAAGAACTTCAAATCGCAATAGACGACACGTTCAACATCAGCCAGGACCGAACTATGCTGGCAACGCTCCCCACCCTCAAGGGCCGAAAGTACGCTTTGGAAGACAACTCAACGGTATACTTTGAGCCGATGCATACCATTGAGCTTGATAACCCGGACGACTTAGAAGAATTTCAAATTTCGGACAATATAACGGGCGCCCTGAACCAAATAGCTATGCTTCAGGCTAAAATGCAGCAGGTGGACTCCATACAGCCTCCTACTATGGGGCAAACACCGGCTATGGCCAGTACAACGGCGACAGCGGTTGCAACGGCAGCTCAGGGTACAAACATGAGAACCAACTATAAGTCCCTCACGTTCGAAAATACGGCCCTGATAGATTTGTACTGGATGATTCAGCAGATGACATGGCGGTTTGCCAAGCCTGAAACCGGCCTGAAACTCATGGGCGATAAAATATACGACTTCAACCCAACAAAGGATTACTATTACAAGCCGGTCTCGGCGTCCATCGAATCCGAACAGTCCAAGATAATGAAAAGAAAAGAATGGGCGACGGTGCTTGGGTACGTATCACAGCTTCAACACCCGAATGCGGTTAAGCTGGTCAACTATATTCTGAGTGAAATAGCAAAGTTAATGGGTGATGAGTACGCTAATTTTGCTAACAAGTTGCTGGATGAAAGTATCCCTATTGAGCAAGGAGGAGGCGGGGGCGGTCAACAAACCAATCCGGCCATGCCGGCAGTGAGCAATCAGAATCTTTTGCCGATGAGTACCAGTGAAGTGGCAACGCGCGAGGGTACGTATGCCCCAGTCCAATAATACAGTAAACACTGAGGATGCAAGACTGGTAGCCCTGGCCAGAAAGATCGGGCCGGACAGCGCCAAGCGTTTGCTATCGGTATTGGGCAAAAACAAAAGCTTCTATAACGCCATAGAGACACCGGTTGGCCAGGAATTGTTAAAAGACGTGGTTGTTCAGATTGAATATCGTATAGGCAAGATTCTGAATGAAGAGGATTCACAAGAAATAAGGGCGGAGCTTCGGGCGTATATGACCATACTTAACCGCTGGTCTAAAACGATAAGTAAGTACAAAGAGGATTTGACAAGATTTGCGAAATATAGTAATACCTAGCGCAATGGAAAATAAAGATAATACCATCGTTCGCAATGTGCAAGTAAACATTAATTATAGTTGGGTTTATGATGAGCTTACAGATAGATGGCATTTAGTGCCAGATAAAGGTTGGCGGGAAATTGAGGAGGAAATTGTTAATGCAAAACACAGCGTTGTCCAATAGGTTGACGGATCGTGAGCGCTCTACCCTTTCGGGGCTCATTGTAATTCTTGAGAAATGGATTTATGAAAGAAGAGTTGGAAGCGTTACAATTAACTTTTTTAAGGGCAATGTTTCTTCGGTAAAATTAGAAGAAACCATTAAACTGACCAAATAAAAAAAAGGGGGGGGGGATGGTAGATGGATAAGCAATTTGAACAATTAAGAAATTTGGTTTTATGGTGTTTGACTGTTACCCTAGAAAGTCTAGATAACAACATGAAAAGTCAAAACGAAGACTTAATATCTGATATTTATAAAAATTGGAATAATTTTTGGGGAGATAAAAATGTAAGCTAAATAAATAAAACTTAATGTAGTCAGGGGACGCCCTACGCAAAGAGGAGCCCCACTTAGAGTCTAAACAACTCTGGGTGGGGCTTCTTGTTGGGCTAAAAAAAAATCACAATGGAGGAAAAAGCAATGCCAGAGGGTATCAACAGTGAAGCAGCCGTTACGGACGATATGTTGGACGCCGCCGCTGCCGAGGTTGAGGAGCTGGAAGAAGAGGCCGCAGAGGATAAAACAAGTCAGCAAGATCAAGACGGCAATCAAGATCAAACCGATGATGGGGAAGAAAAGGAAGATAAGGATAAAGAGGAACCCGGAGAAGAATCCGAAATTGGTTCCGAAACTGGTGATGAAGAGCCCGAAGAAATAGAGGGAGAAGGCGAGGAGGATGAAGGAGAACTCCCGGAGGAACCCGAAGACAACGCGGCGCGGTCCAAGCTGGGCCGAAAAGTGGCCGCAATGTTCCGCAAGCAGGATAGAGTTGAAGAAATTCTCGATAAACTGACAAGCCTGCTTGAAAAATCGCAGGTTACACAGCCGGTTCAAGATGAAGAAGAAGAGGAATTCTTTGACGAGGATGAGCCGCTTACCCCCAAGAAGCTTGAAGAAATTCTTGAGAAACGGGAACGGCAACGGGAAGAGCAGGCAGCTCAGTATGAAAACGGATACATAAAGAAAGTAGCGGAGTTGGGGTCGGACCTAACTCCCGAGGAACACGAAGAAATCGTTAATGAAATGATGGCGAATTTCAACGTTAGATACACCAACAACCCCGAATTGGACGCCGAACGAAATTATTTGAAGGCAGAAAGGGCGGTGCTGAGAAAAAAGTTGGCCAAGCCCAAGAAAAGCAACCCGCTGAAGGGCGAAAAACCACGGTCCCCTTTGGGGGTTGCGAATAACCAGAAGGTAGAGAAAAAATCTCCTGCTCTACCCGACCTTGACCCGGAAGCGAAAGCCTTTCTGGAATCCATCAGACGAAAAGAGGGAGACGAAGCGGCGGCGAAGCTGCATAAAAGTTTGCTGGAGCCAACGCCGTCGTACTTGGCCGGAACCGTTAAGTAGGACCGTAAATAAGTAAGTAGGACCGTAAATGAGAGCACGCGCGAGAGGATCACGGAAAATAAGGCGAAGATCGAAAACCATCCCCCTGAAGGGTCATAGCGTCAGGGGCAATGGAGAAGATGCCGGAAAGTGGTTCAAGTGCTGGAATTGCGGGTTTATCTGCAATGTTGACAGGGACGCTCTCGGGGACAACGAAACCAGGTCGGGTGACGGGCAGATTGATTATCACACCCCGTCATATGGTTCAAGCGATATGTCCGATGAAGTTAACGGTCTGGCGGTTCTGGAAGACTATACAGTTGCATTGGCGCTTGGCGCTGACGGCAACCCACAAGGAATACGTCACAATATTATGTCTGATGTATTAAGCGGTTGCCCGATGTGCGGATCACGCAACTGGCGAGGAGATTATTAAGAGGATTATTAAGGATTAGACAAGACAATCAATAATAAAGGAGGTTAGGATATGGAAGTAGTACATGGAAGCCCACAGACCATTTGGGTTCCGATTAAGCCTTCTGCCACGATCTATGTAGGAAGCCTTGTCACTGTTGACATGAGCGCGCTTGACGAAGGCGTGATTGTTCGTGGTCAGGCGGACGGCGCAGCGGATACTACAAATAAAGATGTTCCTTTTGGTGTGTGCATCGGCACCAATAGGAAAAACCCGGTATTCAGTTCAACCTATAATGCTGAGTACATTACCGATGAGGGCGTGACGGGCCTCAGATCCAGCACGGTTGAGTACGTCGGCGTTGAGGGCCCGTGGGGCAAGGGTGACAAGCGGGCCATGGTTAAGGTGGCTCTTATTACCCCCAATACTGTCCTGAGAGCGCCGATCTACAACGATGCTGTTGGAACTCCACCCACTGTTCTGACGTCTACGAGCGGTAACGCAAACGGGTTGACTGTAACCACTAACGCTTGCGATTTCACCCCGGTTGCCAATCTCTGCACCATTTACTGCCGGTCCGGACTGAATCGCGGTACCTATCGCATCACGGACGATACCAGCACAACCACGGCAACGTGGGACGTTGAGATGCTGAGTAGTACCGCGACCGCAGGTGAAACCTATGTGCGGGTTCCTATTCGTCCGTTCGGGTTGTCCTATGCGCGATTTGGGGACGACACCTGCTGCTCGTACCTGAACTGCTCGGAAACGCCCGCAACCGATTACGACACCATCAACGTTGTTCGCCTGGACTTGAGTGAAGCCGGAAACGAGTACGTCGAGTTTACCTTCCTGGCTGATCACTTTGCAGTAGCCAGAGCATAAACGGAAAGGAGGTAAAAAAACATGGGATCTCCACTTGACAGCTCACAGTTTGTACGACTGTTGGATAAACGGCTTCGCGAGGTCGCGGAGGGAGTCTACAAAGACCTTCCGTCTCAAATTCCCAATTATTATAGGATGTTGTCTTCCGATTCAGCATGGGAAGAGTTCTATGGCGTTGGAGCCGTGCCGGATATTCCGGAGTTTAACGGAAAACTGAGTTTTCTCGGTATTTCTCCGGGATACCATACCAAGATTGAGCCCAAGGAGTACGCGGCCGGAATTCAGTCCGAGCGAAAACTCATTGACGACAAAAAGTATTCCGTTCTTGACGACAGAGCGGCCGGCCTTATGCGGGCCGCCCATCGAACCCGCGAGAAGTTGGGAGCACGGCCTTTCGTGTACGCCTTCAGCTCGGCATACGATTTCATGACTTCGGAAGAGGGTCTGTCCCTGTGCAACGATTCTCATACCACGAAGTCGGGAACGTCCACGTCCAGCGGGTTTGATAACAAGGGCACGACCGCCCTGAGTAAAACTTCTCTTGCCGCCGCCTGGCTGGCCATGAGAAAGTTCCGGAATGATATTTCCGAGCGGATTGATATGTCCGACAATTATTGGTTGGTCGTTCCTGATGCGTTGGGCGATACCGCTGAGGAAATTGTCGGGACCCCTAAGGGCCTCGATACGGCTGAGGGCAACATCAACCCCCAGGAAAGACGGTATACGGTCAAAAGGTATCTGCGCCTGGACGACTACGATGCCAACAACTGGTTTCTGGTCAACGTCGACTTGATGAAGGAACAACTCATTTGGATCGACAGGATTACTCCGGAAACCAAAAACACTGTTGACTTCGACACGTACATGATTAAGCACGCCGTGTATTTCAGGTGCGCTTATGGGTGGACCGACTGGCGCTGGATTTACGGATCGCAGGTTAGCTAAGCAGGTTAGTTAACCGGCGTTTTCCCCCGCAAACCGTTAACCTTTAACCAAGCCCTGCCGGTATGCTTTTCCCCCTCATGCCGGCAGGCATTACACTAAAAACGGGTATTACACTAAAAGAAACGGAGGATATGAAAAGTGACGACTTACAGCCATTTTGAAAACTCGGCCCCGGTCGGAGGTTCCGGTTTTTATGCCGGGGCGAAAGGTTCCGAGGTTCAGATAGCGGACTCCAGCGGGAATTTGTATCAAGCAGGAACAAAAATAACGTCAACAGCAGCGGAACTTAATAAGATGGACGGCTGTACGGCAACAGCTACCGAACTTAGCACTAAGACTCTGACCGTTCGTATGGCCGATGTTAGCACTGCCGGTTCGGTTTACGTGGTTAGTCCGTATGCCGGTACGCTTTCTAAGGCATACTCGGTAATTGACGGCGAAATTGCTACGGCTGATGCAGTGCTAACTCTCAATGTCAACGGTGGAACAGACATCACCAACACGATTACGATTGCGTACTCTGGGTCCGCCGCCGGTGATGTGGATAGTTGCACGCCCGACGACAACAATACGGTGGCAGTGGGTAATTACATCAAAATTACAACCAATGGAGCTTCTACCAATACGGTAGCAGCTACGATTACCCTGGTGATTACGCTTTAAATCGTAAACTCAAAACGTTGTTGGCTGTTGCCCTAATCCGCAATAGCAACAAAAGGAGTAAAAATATGTCGGATGAAGTAACGTTCTTTGGTAGTGTAGACAGAAATCGTGACGGAAAAATCGCCTCGGCCATGCCTGCATGGTACTTCGACCAGTTTATTGAAGAACTGGAGGAAAGTATCGCCAGGAAAGAGCGCAGTATCAAGCGGGGCGAGATCCCGGCCAGCGAGATTCAGTATGCCAGGGAGGAACTGAAACGAGAAACGGCCAGGCTCCAGGAAATTATGGACAGCAAGCCGAAGCTCTCCGGTCAGTTAAAGGATAAAGTGGCTAAGGCGTACAAGCTTCTCGGGGAACATATCGCTGATACACTTCCGAGTCGCAGCGATGAGTTGCTCGGTTTCGCTTCCCCGCACGAGGAACTGAAAAAAATGAAGTCGCCGTGTATACCCATTAATCACGAAATAGCTAAAATGTGCGGCCTCAAAACGGTTCGTGGCAGAATCACACGAGATCAAGCTGTTACAGCCTACAAAATGATGGGTAAGGCGCTGGATGACAACACCAACGTTGAGCGACTTCGGAAGGACGGTAAGTTCGGCACGTTTCGTTCAATGGACGAAATGACTGAGATGATCCTCAAGAAATTCCAGGGTAAATAATGGACGGTGCAGACCTGATAAGACGCCTAAATCAACTGCTGAACGAAGACAGCGACGCCGGTTGGCTGGATAAACAAACCTCGTATGACTACTTGTATGAGGCCGCACTGGAGTTTGTAAGCCGCACCAACTGCTTAACCGCTACCCAAACCATAACAACAGTCGCGGATCAAGAGGCATACGATGTGGACGCCGAGTTTTTAAAGCTCTACATGAAAAACTCAAGCGGTAGCTACTATATCAAATATAACAACGGTAGCACCGATACGTTTGTAAAGTGGCGGGATTATGAAGATATTGTTTACTCCAACCAAACAACCTCGGAGAATGTACCAAGCTATTTTTGTATTGTTGATGATGATTTACCCAGTCAGTTAACCGGCACGGCTACCAGCAACGGATCCGCTACGGGAGGGGCCAGCACCCTAACCGACTCGACAGCGGATTTTTCCGATGTAGCGCCGGGGGATATTGTTCATAATACCACCGACGGATCAAGCGGGCCGGTGCTGTCGGTAACGTCAACGACCGCATTATCAACAGCCTTATTCGGCGGGACCAACAACGCTTGGACCTCCTCGGACGCCTACGTGATTCAGCCGGGATCAAGATATCAGTTGGTG